ACCAAAAGAAGTCATCCTTCTACGCAACGCTACCGCTAAAAGAGCCAAGTCATTGGCCGGAAACTTCACCGTCGTAGGAACAAGTACTTTACAATGCCAACCCCTATTAGGGTCGAATCGTAAATTAAGCTTGTGCCTCGGGCGAAGAAAACCGTCGTCTGACTCGGACACGTCCGGAATAACGTATTCCGGGGCGTGTAACCTCAGGTCCCGCAAAATAGGAGATAATCCTTCAAGCGAGTACCACTGCTTCCTATGCCATCGATAGAGTCGGTTGTGAAACCGAATTATCTCAGGCAAGGTAGCAACGAGCTCTTTTTGGTATACCGGTGTGACATCGCAGCCTTTGAAATAGTGTTTTCCGCACGACTCGAAGAAGAATCCCCCGTGATACGACTTCTCGGTATTAACCTCGAAGCCGCACTCACTGAGGACTTCAACGAGAAATCCGGAGTAGCTATTAGAGACGATGATGTCATCGCCGAATATACCAATCGGTCCGTCAGCTTGTACGTAACTCCTACAGGCATAAGAAAGCGCGTAGAAGATCAAAGACTCGAGTTCAAAGGTGAACCCGTTGCCCATGCTCGAAAACTTCTGTTGCAACTGCCACTGCTCGTTTATGAGCGTGCGTTTGCTACGGAGGTCGTCGAGTACGTCGAACCACTCTTGAGGTAACAACTCCTCAACAATGGCATAGCTAACACTATCAGAGGCGTTTGATAGATCGATCGTCGCAAGTTTGGATTTATAGGCCATTTCGGCCAAACCCTGATTGCGAGATTGATCGTTCAAATCGATCCCAACAGACTTTAATCGCTTCCGAATCATTTTGCCGACTCCTTTTTGAAGAAAGGAATTAGCTAGAGGTTCAACTGCGATGTTACGGTCTGTGAATGCTGTCTTCGGAACGGTATCGTGCCGGTTTCCCGGCACTATATCGAACTCGATCGCTCGTGTCCTCCGCATAGAGAAACTCTCTGCGAAGTGGATATCCGAGCGAAGAAGCCTACGAAAGTAGGGAAGACAGTCTTCTGTGATAGTTATTGGTAGATGTGACGCCTTGATATCGATTTGGGCGTTCTTTCTCTTGATAGAGAAGGTAGCACCCTTACCGAAATCCGCCATGTCGAACATCTCCTGCTCATCGAAGTCACCGAGCAACTTAGCTATTTTCTGTCTTGCTATATAAAGCACAGCAGAGACCTCTGGTTTTACCAGACCGCTAAGAAGACGGTGGTTCGTTTGACAGTTGATGCCCTCCTGCTTCATCCAAGAAGCAAGTGCGACAGACTTTTTGTTAACGGACGTACCGAGCCCCTTGTACTTTTTACAAAGTGAAAGGAGCAGGTAGTCGTTCGCAAAAGTCTGCGGACAGGTATAGTCCATCGGGTTTATAGAAACCCTCTTTACGGCATCCGGATCGCTCCGAACGCAATAAAAGAGTCGATGGGCTAAAGGTGAATCGACAGCAGTCGCAAGACGTGAAAACGCGTCCTGGAAAAGTTGAAAAACTTTTGACATAGCTGCAACCTGTAAGCCGCCTTAGTAAAGCGACGTCAGGTTCTCCACCACGTCGGTGACGAGAGCGTTCGCAAACAAGAAATCTGCGAATTTACGCAGATCCTTGCGGTCCTGAAGGACCGAGCGATCGCTGAGGATGAATTCGCAACTGAAGCGAGGCACATACGCCACTTGCGGAGGAGGAGTAATACCCGAGGAATTGTTCCCGAGTACCTCCAACTTCGGAGTGTGAATGGCCAACTTCACGCGATTCACCCGCTCACCGGCGTTAGC